ACCCCCGTATTCTGCGCGCAACATCGATAGGAAGACTGACGCCCCGCCGGTCACGCAACTCGCCAAGGCGAGCCACGCAATCAGCAAAGGGGGTCGCTCGTGCGAGCGGCCCCGCCGTGGGCACCGGCAACTTCAATCTTCCAGGTTTCATTGCCTTTGGCAAACAAGGACGATATATTCCTCCAGAAAGCCAGTAAAGCTTATTCGTTGTCTCAGCGACAAACGAATTGAACTTTCTGTATGGGACGAAACAGGCTCCGTCATCAAGCTCATCCAGGTCGTCCACCGGACGACTGTACCGACCCAGAGAGTTGATGACCCCGTCTCGCACCATGCGAAACCTCTTCGCGTCAGAGGGCGCGAAGAATATATCAATCCTTGTTACGTATTCGAAAGGGTTAATCTCCTCGACTCGATTCCAGAGGAGATCAAAGAGGGAAGCCCGAACGGGCCTCGGAATGTCGCGCATCCCCTTGCTAGGATGGCCAAGTCCCCCAAGAGCCACGGGGAGCTCTGGAGGACGTCCGAGACGCCGAGCCTTGGCTCGGACCCCCTTCTTGAGGACGCGGGCGACACGGCGCAGTGCGGACCACTGCACCTGCGAGAGATGTTGAGACTCGCCCTTGTCCATAACCCCATAACCATCACGCTGGAATTGCTTGAGAGGATGCGGATTAAAGAACTCGACCCGATGGGCGCCAAGTCCGAACACTTCACAGAAAGTGAAGCCGCGGGTTCCGTAGAAAGTCTTCCTCTCATGCAATCCGGACCCGATACTCTTGACTCTCTCAGAGTATCGGGTTATGTCCACGGGTCTGCAGGCAGACACGACATCATCCCCGCAGATGCGTGTCTTGGCCCCCAGGGGCCTGCAGGCCCAACCGTTGAGCAAGGACAGTATTGTGAAGCTCAACGGGGTACCCATAAGGATACCCCTGAGCAAGGGGACGCGGACGTACCGTCCCCCTGGACGCTCAACGGTTGGAAATCGAGTGGACACCTCCTCCCGTTTGTCAACTGGCAGGTCAGACAGACGGTACTCCACAGAATGCCTGTAGCCGCCGACGCCAAGCGATCGGCACGCCACATCTCGCCAGGACTCCCCAAGTCCTGCTCGAGAGAGACCGCGGAGAACGGCCTCTACA